TTGGCTTCAATCTGGTCAAACAGTTTGCGGGTGTAGCCTTTGATTGGCGTATCCCCCCACGGCCCTATAATTTCTTTGATTTCATCATCCGTCAGCCCGACCCACCGCTGTGAGTGCTTGATTGCTCCTTGAATGATTTCAATTTCTTCTTTAATGGTGTCAGCAAGGTAAATAGGTTTTAATTTTCCGTCTAAGTCTTTATGTCTACCCAAAGACATAAGAAACTGTTCAATATCAATCACGTGTTCTTTCCCTTAAGTTTGGCCTCTCCCCTTTGTCGGAAGGCTTCAAGCACATCATCGGTACAGCAAATCCCTTCGGAATCGCTGTTGTCTAGCACTATCAAGCGACACGCCTCCCGTTCCCGCTCCGCAGCTTGCCAATCTATTTCTGTCAGCAGGTCTTCAATGGTGTCGCCATGCCCCGTGGCGTACCCGCGTTCGACCATCCACTTAGCCACCTTTTCCCGTGTTTCCGGCTTCATTTCCAACTTCCTCCACGTGCGGTCATCTGACCCGCCAGAAACGCGGCTTTGTATGCGCCATCGTTTGTGTTAGCGCGCATCAGTTGTTCTTTAAGGTGGATAATCTCAGCTTGAGATTGTTTGTCTGCCGCATCCCACGCTGCAACCCATGCCTCGTACATATGCGCCTCTGTAGGGTTGTAACTACCCGCCGGGGAGTTTTTGCCGTGAGTAATTGACCACCACTCACGCCAAGCTTCAGACATTTTGTTCTTCATACATACTCCTTAGTGTTTAGGGTTGAACTCGCACGACTTAACCGCGCACCAACCGCAGAGCGGAGTGCGCGTTGGATTCCAAACATCATTGGCAAATGACGCCTCAAGCTTGGCGACGCGCAGCCTGTACTCCCACCACTCTGGCTCGATGTCGTCCCGGCGCATGACTAAAGTCTTCATGTCGTTCTTGACAACAAACAACAGAGCCGAGTTGACCTTGCGTATGTGTGGGAAGTGCGCGAACACAAGCAACGACATCAGCTTTAGCTGATCTAAGTCAGGGTACTTGTTGTTACCTGTCTTGTAGTCAACAACCCACGCCGTCAAGTTGTCATCGTCAATGATTAGCAGGTCAGCAATGCCACGCACCCACATGTTGTCAGCAGACCAGCGGCACGGGTTTAACTCAACAGTCAGCGCCATCTCATACTCGGGCAGCTTGCGTCCAGTCTTGGTCAGCAGTGCGTCGAGTGTTGGTTGAACAAAGTTGAACTGGGGAGGTAGTTCCGTTCCCTTGGATACGTATAGCTCAGCAGCCTTGTGCAACTCGGTGCCGTACCGTGTAGCTTCTGTCTCTTGGAACGGGTAGTTCTTGAGCACCTTGATTTCGTGATACCGGCGAGCACAACCCTCGTAGTCCTTGAGACTTGAGTGGCTCCACGTTACCGGCTTCATCTCTCACCCCGCAACCAGCGCTGGATCTGCGCCAGACGTAAGCCGAAGGCATCAACGAACTTCTCGTTGCTCTCTAGTTTGTGGTGCATATCTTTGAGTATCCCGTGGGTTACCTCATGCCAGAACGCATGCTCTAGTTCTTTGGGACTTACTTCTGTGTTGTCAAACCTGTAGCGTGACACCTCGATTGTTTGTTTGTCATAGTCGATATACCCAAGGTGATCATGCTTTAGATGGTCGAGCACGTGCACTGTGTACAGTTTGTTTCCTATCAGGACGTTTGGCGGTATCACTTCTTTGCATCCCCATATCGACGGTGCGCGCCAACGTCAGCGGCCAGAGGTATCCCCGGCATATAGCTCGGCTCTATAGTCATCTGTTCCAAGACCCACGCCTTGGCTTCATCAACCTCAGAGTCAGGCACCACGCAGATCAACTCATCGTGCACGGTGCCGACAACTGGGTAGCGTTTAGCTACGCGCAGCATGCCGTCAGTCATCACGATGCGAGCCAATGCTTGCGTGACGTTGTTCGTAATCTTCCCTGCGTAGAGCTTGGTCTCGTCCGGGCCATAGACCCATTGCAAGCGACCTTCCTCATCATCCGCTACTTGTTTGAAGTCATTGTAGCGTATATACATCCGGTTGGGAAGTAAGATTGCTTCCTTCTCAAACGTCAGACACTTGTGTGTGTACGGCGAACCGCCGTACAACGAATCCCCCAGTAGTTCTGTACACATATCCCAGAACGCTTTGACCGGCCATGCAGTGGAGCGGTAAGTGTCGATGATCATCTTGCTTGCTACGGCATGCGTTAGTATCTCGTCGTCGCTACAGATTCGTGGGATCTTGGCTAGCTTCTCTGTGTTGTCTCTCCATAGCAGGAACCTATGAATGTACGTAGCGTCCACACCCAAGGACTTGGCAAACTTCTTGTCGTACCGTACAGGCGGCGCGCCGAGGAACCCAACCATTAGCTGAGAAGCAAACGACTGCCAGCCTAGCCCGTACCCACACCCCAGTAGCGCAGACTTGGCAGACTGGCGCAGGTCAGGGTGCGACTCCTTGGTCATGCCCGGGATACGAAACATCTTTGATCCGAACTGTGCGTATGGATCAGCGCCAGAGCGGAAGATGTCCAGCATATCTTGGTAGTCAGCCAGCCACGCCAACACACGCGGCTCGATCTGAGATAGGTCACCGACTACTAACTGATACCCCTCCGGTGCCATGATTGCACGGCGCAGGAACGACCCGCGCTTGAGGTTCTGCATGTTGATAGCGGACCCCTTGCTTGCAGTCCACCGTCCCGTTGCCGCACCGTAATAGCTGAGCGGCACAGGCAGAGCGCCACGTCTACTGATGTCCGAGAACCGTTGCGCTCGGGTGCGTTCGCTCGTTGACTTTACTTTAAGACGAGCCTCACAGAGTAGAGCAGCCGGTTCATTCTCTCCGTTAAGTATTGATTGAAAGATGGCGTCCGTCTTAGCGAGCGCAAGCGTCTGCTTGCCAGTTGTCTTACTAAGCTTGTAGGGAGGATCGACCCCGACACTCTCAAGTAAACTCGCAAACTTCTGGTTCGACGCGAGGTCTTCCTCTTTAACATTGAGTCTCTCCAATAGTTCAGTCCGATAGCTGGACTCTTGACTGATTGCGTTGATCAACATGCCGCCATCAAGCAACAACATGGGGCGGGTGTACATGCGCAGAGTCATGTCGATCAGACGCAACTCTTTAGCAGGGTAGTTAACTGACAGGCGTTCAAAGATAGCTTCGCACAACTCCACATCGTGCGCGCAGTACGCCGCTAGCTCGGCCTCGATCTCAGGCGTGATCTCTTGCAGTCCGTTCGTGTCGTGCACCGCCCTGCCCTTGGGGGGCAGACGGAAGTCAGCCGCTAGCTTTGCGAGTGAGTTACCTTGCTCGACTCCACGTAAGGCTCTTGCCATGCTGAGCGTGTCAAGGATAAAAGCTGGGTGACAGTTGTATTTCCACCCAAGGATGGCGACATCGAACTGCGCGTTGTGCGCAAGGATGGCTGTCTTGGTCCAGTCGTACTGCGCAAGGGCTTCACGCAAGTCGTCGCCGTTGTACCAACGAACGGGTTCATCTGATCCATACTCATGTAGGCAAGCGCCGAACACCTTGAAACGGGGGTCCCTAATATACTCTTCTGTCGTGAGTTTGGATAGTGTGTACTCTTTGCTGTCCCATCTCGTCTCAAAGTCTATTGTTACTATGTTCAATTGAACATCTCCCTTGGTGGCATGTCTGCACGGATTGACTTATCTACAATGTGTGCCGTATGTGCAGCCATGTTGAATACATCTACTGGACCTGCGTTAAACGTGAGGATGGCTAGCTGCCCGTCCTTGTTATAAAGAAACACCCCCTTCGCATTCTCTTCGGGAGTAATGCAACTCTTAACAAGCGCTGCCAAGTGTGTGGCGTTACGTACTGCTGACGTTACAGTTTCATCGTCCATTTAATTAGCTCCTGAAGATCGGGTATGGTGTGTTCGTTAATGACCAGCGCAATACCACCTGCGTCAAATATTTTTTGGATATTCTTCTCTTGTAATGCAGTTGCCTTGTTTGTTCCTGACTTGGCTTCAATGCCAATGAACCTTCCGTTGCAACACACAAGGAAGTCAGGCACTCCTGCGTTTCCGTAGCCGCTACCTATGGGCATGGCGTAGTACGCGCCAGCCGCATCAAGTATTGCGCGTATGTTCTTCTTAACCTTGGCTTCAGGCGTTGTCATCATTGCTCCAATTAGTGAGGGGGGAATGTATATTCCGCGCCCCCTCGGTTCGCGGTGAGGGAGTGAGGGCAGGGTCCAATCTTCCTAGCCGACAACCCCGCCCCCTGACGGGACACACAAGATATACAAGCCGCGTGTGAGCACCGCCCGAGACACAGCGTCGGCTATGTTTTGGATTTCTTGGAAAGTTCTTCGCGTCGATCTATCTCGCGCTCAAGATAGAACCGCGCCTTGCGTAGATCCTCCAGCGGTTTGCCTTTGTGATCGGCTCGGGCAATATACTTGCCCACTTGCCACAGCAATGGGTTCTGGGGGAACCAATCCTGCAACACATCAATCACTTCAAAGTAACCAAACGTGTAGTGCTTGGGCTTTGTCACTGGGTCGTCGCCCATAATAGCTGTCTTGAGGCTCTCACCTGTGTGTGCATAAATCATTTGGTGTTCCTATGATATGGGCGGCGACCAGTTATTTTGTGGATAGCTTCTGCGCTACGTATACCCACATTGTTTATGAACAACGTACTTGGGAACCCGCACCGATTTTGCGTGATCATCTTTGTCTGATACTCAGTCGTGCAGTCTTCACAGTAGCTATGTCCCGGGGTGGGAGGACTATGCCGCGCCATCTGTAACCAGCGCCCGTACTCGGCACCGGAAGCAAAGCACGCAGGATAGTCACGTATTACTGGCACATGTTCTTCAAGCATATGTCACCTGTCAAAGATGTCGGTAAGATTCTCAAGTAGCAGCCGCGCTGTGCGGATGTTCAGCGTGGACAGGATGTTCTCCACCTCTTGCTGTGCTGTGCCACGTGTTGCTGGCACGGGAGCGGGCGTTGCCACAGGCTTGGGTGCTGGCTTCGCCTTGCGCTGGGTGGGCGGCTTCGCCTTCTTGGGCAGTTGCTTTACTGTCTTGTATTCCTTGTGCTTTGTGTGCAGCTTCTTGTCTGCATCAGCGTAGAGCAAGTTGTAGCTGATCATCTGGTAGATATAAGAACTGACAGACCCACGGATCAGTCCCTTCTCGGACAGCTTGTCCGTGTACTGCGCAGCCGTCATGCCCGGGTTGTCCCGAACATAATTAAAGATGGTGTGCGCTATGGGTTGCTTTGCCGTGGGTACTGCGCCGCTCAACTGAACATGCTGTACAACGGTTTCTTTTTCTATCCTTGGTGGGTTGATCTCTTTAACGATCTCCCACTGGTTGATTGCGGTCTTCAGTGCAGTTGCTATATCTTGCATGGTGAACACTCCTTAGAAATTAAACTGTTCCAAGATGGCATCGACTGCCTTCTTGGTGTCTTCACGAACAGCCTCGTTCTTGCGCAACTCGTCCGGCGTGACCCCAATCAGGGCGCACTCCAGCGAATACCGCGCAGCTTCTAGGCTCGGATCTTGTACTACATTCAAAGCTTTGACAACATCGCATAATTCTAACGCGCCGTCAACCACAGAATCGTAGATCCTGCGAGCTTTCGGTTCTCCATCCACGATGTCTGTCGTCAACCTATCTGACATACGCTTGAGGTGGTCGCCAAGGCGAGCACGAACGTCTGCCATGGCTTTCTCAACCCGCTCCGCTGTGAGTTTCTCTAGCCGTTTCAACCACATATCACGGGCTTCGTTCATCGCGGAGTTGCCTACGTCAATACGGAAGTCACCCGCCGTGGGTACGGGCAGGCAATTCACAGAGAAGGCAAAGCGTTGCGAGATGTCGGCCTGTGTTGGGTAGTCTTGCCGCTTGAACATATCACCGAGAGCCATGGCTTGCGCCACGATGAGGGTCGGATACACATCAATGAACGAACGGACCTCGGCCCAGAACAGATCACCGAACTCGGTCATCTTCTTGTCCACCTCTAAGTACATAGCCTGCGGAAGCATGCGCTGCCCGTTGTCGGACCAAGGCATGGTGTTGTAGTTGAGATATGTACGCGCTGCACTCACGATCTGCTGGATCTTATCCAGTTCCGTGCGCCCGGCCAGCAGGTTCTTGTTCACACGTGCGGCATCCTTAGCCGCCGCGTTCTTGTTGGTAACAACCTCCTCAGTCGTAGACTTGTCCAGCTTGCGTGCTGTCCACACACTGGCGTTGAACTCCACCAGTACTGAACAGGTGTCGAGGTTGTAGCGAGGGATACTCATGTCCATAATCAAAGCTCCGTTGGGATACGTACTAACTTGCCAAACCGAGGAACGAAGTGATCGTTCCCCACCACACCCCACAACGCTGGCACTTCGTTGTGCGGTTCACCACCGATGTAACCGTCTGTGATCCAGATCATCGCCTTGGGCTTGATCTCCTTAGCTTTCATGTAGTCCACCACGCACTGCGGATCAGTGCCGCCGCCCCCCTTGGGCTTGAGTAGCGTAGCGATACTGCCGTAGTCATCTGGCTTGAACACTTGGTCGTGACACACTGCTGAGTCCCACCACAGGACACGCACACTACTAGGCTTGGTGTCCTGACAGATCCGCGCCACCTCACCGAAGATCAGCGTGTAGTACGGACCCATAGACCCGGAGGTATCGCATGCGATAACCAAGTCCCCGACCGTCTCGTCGTAGCGTGATGGGAAGATGTAGCCGCTTGCAAACATGCGCTTGTTGGGCGGTATCAACCGACCATTCTCATCCCCGCGAGTCATCTCCTCGATGAACTCCCGCATAGGGTCGATCCAGTTGGTGCTCCGGTCTTGCGCCAGTCCAAAGATGTCCCTGCCACCCGACCCCTTACCGGCCAGCTTGCGCGCCAAGAACTCGCCCTGACGCAGTGCGCTATCAACCTCCTTCTGGATCTGCTCTTGCTCCTCTGGCGCAAACTCTTGGTCGCCGTCGATGTGTTCGTCGAAGTCATGCTCGCCATCCTTGTCTTCTGTTGGGTCGTCGCCGCGTTCCTCTGCCTCTTTGATCAGTATCTTCATGATGTCTATGAAGGACATCCCGTCGAACCGCTTGTCGATACACAGCCCATCACACGGGCGCTCCACGAACTCAAAGTTGGGGTCCAGTTCCTCGATCCACCCATTGATCACGTAGTCCTGCGCCTGATTGGTCAGCCTCGGATACTTCTTGGATAGTTGTTTGTACATGGGCAAGACGCAGTGCATCAGCGCCTTGTGACCGTTCTCATGTAGCGCCAAGTACCGCAGTTGCTTGCGGTCCAGTCCCTTAGAGAACTCCTCACCGTAGTGAACGTCCCTGCCGTTGGTTGCCGCAGTCTTGATCTGCTTGATCTTGTTCTGACCAAGCATGATCACGCCCGCCATCACCGCGAACTTCGGATGCCTAGCGCAGTCGATGTTGACCGCAGTTATGCGCATATCTAGTGGGAGTTTCTCCCATGAATGCAAGCTCATATCACACCCCCTTTTTTGCAAGGACAAGCCTTGTCGAACATCAAAGCATCATCTTGGTGTCGTTCTGCATTTGCAGGTACACAGCCAGCGTCAGGTAGATAGCCTTGCGGTTGCTCCCAGTCACGCCATTGACGAACATGCACTGCACCTCACGCGCCATGCGGCGCACATACGCACACGCCAACTGCGCATCCGTGCGGTTGTCGATCACGGACAGGAGCTTCATAGCTTGCTGGATCTGCGCCATCTTGTTGTCAGACACGGGCGCAGTCAGCGGGTCGTGTAGCACACGGGCAATCGAACAGTTGCTCTCACCCAGCGCACGGAACGCCATGAACTCAGCCGCCACCAACTTACCAACAGCACCGGCCAGCACCATCTCCAAAGTAAACTCGTCGGTCAGACCCTTGGATTCGTGCGCCGTGAGGATCGTACCCATCCTGCTAATGGAGCGCGGCGTCGCGTACTTGCCGCCCTTCTTGCGTGGGTTGTAGATCCTGCCATTGGTACGGGACAAGTCCTTGCCGTGATGGATACCCCCCGGCTCGTAGTCCATGAACGACTCCATAACCTGTGGGTAGGACGCTACGTAGGCAATCACCATGGGGTGCACACCCGCACCCTGCGCATACTGCACGTACTCCTCGGCAGTAGACTTGCGTACGCTGATCGTAATCAGCCTGTCCATGATGTGCTCTTGGATCACATCACCCAAGCCCTCGATGGCTAGATTCGTAGCGCACATGGTCAGGCTACCCTTGGGAAAGTAGTAGTCGCCGACCCGCCCCTCGTAGACCAATGGCGCTAACACGTTGTGCATATAGCGTGTGGTCTTGCCAATCTCATCGAAGCACAGCATTACAGGTCGGGAGTTGGCTACACCATGGCGATTGAGCTTACTGACACCAAGCCGCTCGTTGGGTAGCTCGCGGGATACACCCGCCTCCCGGTCGATGTCGGGCATGAACACAGAACCGTCGCTCAACTGAGAGCAATCAATCGGCTCGATAAAGATGTGGTTGGCGTACGCTTGCTTCTTGGCAAGATTACGAAACAGTTGGGTCTTGCCGATACCATGCTCGCCTTGGATGAGGATGGTCTCCTCCCCGGTAAGCGACTCGATAGCGGCCTCGGCTTGCGCCAGTGATAAGAAGTCCTGCATTTCATTTAGCTCCGTGGTGTTTTGAATGAGAGTCCGCCACGCGGATAGTCCGCGTCGGACATGAACATGGGCATCTCGTCCCATCTATCCTGATATCTGACTGTGCTGTTAATGATGTGTAGTTTCTGGATCATTTCCTCCCGTAGTTTGTTGTCTGGCATTGGTACGTGTTCATAGTTACCAAAATTAGGTATGCGCGGGTCAAGGTTCTTCACCCACTTACGGTTCCTACGTTCCCACTGTGTTTTGATGTCATACGCCATGCGCATGACCCCGTTGATAACCTCCTCGGTTGGCTCTTGTCGTAGCCAGTCACCGTCATACGTGTAGCTGAGGCTTACGCACTTGTGCTCTGCATACATATCCAAGTTATCCCGACCTACCAGCGCCATGGTCACGTATGGCTCGACCAAGCGCACGGTTTCCTTGCGCTCGTCTTTACGTTCCTTGCTCATTGAGCGCCGACCATGCGGCACGTGCCAAGACTTCTCCCGTATAAGTAACCCACTCGCCGTGAACACACACTTGGCGGTGAACTCCCCACGCCCACGTCTAGCCAGCGCAAGCGGCACTACTGCCTTGTCGCCGTCCGTTGTCATCACGCGAGATTGATACGGCGTTACTCTGTTGTGGAAGTGAGAGTCGGTAACCGAACCAGTGTGCGCGTACCACACCTCATACTCTCCGTTGGGTTGTGGTTTGAATAAGCGACACAGAGATGTGTCATAGAGTGCGAGGTCGTAGTAGTCTGCGGTAGGTCCGCGTTCCAGCCGATAGTGCGGGAACGCAGATGGTTTGCGTGGGTGAAGGGACTTCTGAAACTTGGGGTCCATCTTCGCGGATCGACACGGCGGTGCTTTGTGCCACCAGTCGTCGGCCCTGAAGTAAGACCCGATTGCTCTAAGATCGTTGCATAGCGCGCCAAAGGCCATTTCGTTCTCCCAAAGTTATTGAATCTGCGCTTCACGCATCTTGGTGATGTCGTTCTGCGCAAGTCTGCTGGTCAGCGTGACCAGCCCGTCGAGGATGGCGCGTTCCCTTATCCCCCGCGCCATACCACTGTTCTCGTAACGTACCGTGTACCTACGGCGCGGCTCTGCGGTCACCATCACCGTCGTGCCCTTGACCGCATACCATGCGTTCGCATACGCGGTCGCCAAGAGTGTGCGTTCTTCCTCCATCATTTGTATATCTCCGCAATGGTTTCAATCTTGCTGAGCGCGTTGCGCGCGTCCTTCAGTTGCTTAGCTACCCATGCGTAACTCTCGTCCGCGAACCGTTCGTTGCTCTGCATCTGCTCGATCTCAGCGACGATCATGTTCGCCAGATGATTCCACCCGCGCTCCGCTCTGACGGCAAGCTCGTGCAGTTCTGAGTAGCTTTTGTCTTTCACCTCTAAGTGGGTGTCAACGCCAAGCACCTGCGCTATCCGCGCTACGGATACCCGTAGCGTGGTCAGTTCCTTGCGTAAATCATTCTCCATCTTCATCCTCCTCTTCAATCACGGTTATAAACTCGGCGTGCCAGTCTTCGTCGCCCTGCGGCAGATCCTTGCGCCCTTTGATCTCTTCAAGCGCAAGCATCTCGGCTTCGTCCTCTGACTCGGCCTCTACCTCTGCGTCGTATTGCACCTCGTAGTGCATCTCAACCAAGTACTTCTGTTTCATTGCTCACTCTCCGGGTTGTGACTCGCGGACAAGATGTCCGCCAGTTGGCTGAAAAGCATGGGTCCGCGCGCTTTATCACACGCATGCCATGCGGCTAACACACGCGCCCTCGTTGCCGAGGGTATGTCGTGTATCTTTTTAGAGTCCCGCACTTGTTTGGCGTACTCATCAATCACTTGCAGATACGTTTCACAGAAGGCGATGACACGTTCCTTGCCGTTCTCTGTTGCGTACCGTAGCTGGTCCTTCACCGCTCTGCGTTCTACTGAGCACAGATCGAGCGCAGGCTTCACACGCGCTAGTCGTTCGCGTTCCCACCGTTTATTCACCGCCGTGGACATTTTGCGCCTTGCGTTAGTGGCGCGGGTTCGCAGGATGCCATCGGCAAACTCACGGGTGATATCCCGGGATAGCACCAGCGTGTTGAGTTCGCGCTCCGTCATTGCCGTATAGGGTCGCCGCTTGGGTCTGCATTGTCTACAGATTGACATCTCCATGGTGAGTCGGCGTCCGTCGTATAGTCCGCGCCCCTCAGACGCCAACTTTGAGAGCCGCACGCGGAACTCACTTGGCTTGTAAAAGGTTTTACATTGTCCACATTGCTTCATGAGGTGGTCCACCGTTCCGATGTTGAGTGCGAGAGGCTGGGCCTGTTGAAAGCCGCACGAATACTAGCGTTGGGGGTGTTATCCCCCCGAGTACCTACGTTTTTTAAAGAGTGCCACGGCAAACGGAAAAGCGCAAGTTGCGCGCGAGCGTGTCCGGCTACACATACATATATATATCTTTTGGAAAAAACTATATATATATACGTAGGTTTCTGGGGGGGTGGACGCCTGAAACCCGCATGAATCCACGCCATTCCAGCGTCCTATGCGCTCGCACAGAACGTCGGAATGGTGGACCACCTGTCTTTTGTTGTTTTTCAACAACAAGTTCCTGCCAGTAAGTAATGGAGAACTTCCAGAACTGCCGCTCCATACACGGCGCCCCATAACCATTCAGGTACTTGCATCACGTTCTCTTAGGGTTGAGTTGGGACAGCAACGCGCGGTCTGTCACCAACATGTAGTTGCTCTTGTTCATGGGCACGACTGTGTGCTTCACGCTACGCGCTTCTCGTTCGCCACACGCCATGCAAGTCGGGCGCGGCATACGCCGCCGCCCATACTCAACGCGCACCGAGTAGCACGACACACAGATGGGTAGGTGCTCGTCATTCATCATAGGATGCCCTGCCCGCGTAGCCACGCGCTTGCCGCGTCGATTGCGTCTTCGTCGAACTCAACGATTGTCAGGTTGAACAGTCGGTCGCTCTCCGTTCTGTCGTCGAACTCCGCGCTACTGTCGAGATCAAAGTCAGGGTCTACGGTGTTCACCGTGAAGCGACCGTCCCAATGCGCGCGACCCGCGCGCAGTACGTCGTACGTGTCCATTCTACGTTCTCCATTCATCAGTCGTCGCGTGACGCGACAGTTAAAAAAACTCCCGGACACAATGTCCGGGAGTCGCTCAAACCCTACGGGTTTTCGCTTGCCCACGAAAACGCAGACAAGCGAAAACCCGCGCGCGGCTAGCCGCGCGCGGGTTTTCGCTTGTCTGCGTTTTCGTGGGCAAGCGAAAACCCGTAGGGTTTGAGCGACTCCCGGACATTGTGTCCGGGAGTTTTTTTAACTGTCGCGTCACGCGACGACTGATGAATGGAGAACGTAGAATGGACACGTACGACGTACTGCGCGCGGGTCGCGCGCATTGGGACGGTCGCTTCACGGTGAACACCGTAGACCCTGACTTTGATCTCGACAGTAGCGCGGAGTTCGACGACAGAACGGAGAGCGACCGACTGTTCAACCTGACAATCGTTGAGTTCGACGAAGACGCAATCGACGCGGCAAGCGCGTGGCTACGCGGGCAGGGCATCCTATGATGAATGACGAGCACCTACCCATCTGTGTGTCGTGCTACTCGGTGCGCGTTGAGTATGGGCGGCGGCGTATGCCGCGCCCGACTTGCATGGCGTGTGGCGAACGAGAAGCGCGTAGCGTGAAGCACACAGTCGTGCCCATGAACAAGAGCAACTACATGTTGGTGACAGACCGCGCGTTGCTGTCCCAACTCAACCCTAAGAGAACGTGATGCAAGTACCTGAATGGTTATGGGGCGCCGTGTATGGAGCGGCAGTTCTGGAAGTTCTCCATTACTTACTGGCAGGAACTTGTTGTTGAAAAACAACAAAAGACAGGTGGTCCACCATTCCGACGTTCTGTGCGAGCGCATAGGACGCTGGAATGGCGTGGATTCATGCGGGTTTCAGGCGTCCACCCCCCCAGAAACCTACGTATATATATATAGTTTTTTCCAAAAGATATATATATGTATGTGTAGCCGGACACGCTCGCGCGCAACTTGCGCTTTTCCGTTTGCCGTGGCACTCTTTAAAAAACGTAGGTACTCGGGGGGATAACACCCCCAACGCTAGTATTCGTGCGGCTTTCAACAGGCCCAGCCTCTCGCACTCAACATCGGAACGGTGGACCACCTCATGAAGCAATGTGGACAATGTAAAACCTTTTACAAGCCAAGTGAGTTCCGCGTGCGGCTCTCAAAGTTGGCGTCTGAGGGGCGCGGACTATACGACGGACGCCGACTCACCATGGAGATGTCAATCTGTAGACAATGCAGACCCAAGCGGCGACCCTATACGGCAATGACGGAGCGCGAACTCAACACGCTGGTGCTATCCCGGGATATCACCCGTGAGTTTGCCGATGGCATCCTGCGAACCCGCGCCACTAACGCAAGGCGCAAAATGTCCACGGCGGTGAATAAACGGTGGGAACGCGAACGACTAGCGCGTGTGAAGCCTGCGCTCGATCTGTGCTCAGTAGAACGCAGAGCGGTGAAGGACCAGCTACGGTACGCAACAGAGAACGGCAAGGAACGTGTCATCGCCTTCTGTGAAACGTATCTGCAAGTGATTGATGAGTACGCCAAACAAGTGCGGGACTCTAAAAAGATACACGACATACCCTCGGCAACGAGGGCGCGTGTGTTAGCCGCATGGCATGCGTGTGATAAAGCGCGCGGACCCATGCTTTTCAGCCAACTGGCGGACATCTTGTCCGCGAGTCACAACCCGGAGAGTGAGCAATGAAACAGAAGTACTTGGTTGAGATGCACTACGAGGTGCAATACGACGCAGAGGTAGAGGCCGAGTCAGAGGACGAAGCCGAGATGCTTGCGCTTGAAGAGATCAAAGGGCGCAAGGATCTGCCGCAGGGCGACGAAGACTGGCACGCCGAGTTTATAACCGTGATTGAAGAGGAGGATGAAGATGGAGAATGATTTACGCAAGGAACTGACCACGCTACGGGTATCCGTAGCGCGGATAGCGCAGGTGCTTGGCGTTGACACCCACTTAGAGGTGAAAGACAAAAGCTACTCAGAACTGCACGAGCTTGCCGTCAGAGCGGAGCGCGGGTGGAATCATCTGGCGAACATGATCGTCGCTGAGATCGAGCAGATGCAGAGCAACGAACGGTTCGCGGACGAGAGTTACGCATGGGTAGCTAAGCAACTGAAGGACGCGCGCAACGCGCTCAGCAAGATTGAAACCATTGCGGAGATATACAAATGATGGAGGAAGAACGCACACTCTTGGCGACCGCGTATGCGAACGCATGGTATGCGGTCAAGGGCACGACGGTGATGGTGACCGCAGAGCCGCGCCGTAGGTACACGGTACGTTACGAGAACAGTGGTATGGCGCGGGGGATAAGGGAACGCGCCATCCTCGACGGGCTGGTCACGCTGACCAGCAGACTTGCGCAGAACGACATCACCAAGATGCGTGAAGCGCAGATTCAATAACTTTGGGAGAACGAAATGGCCTTTGGCGCGCTATGCAACGATCTTAGAGCAATCGGGTCTTACTTCAGGGCCGACGACTGGTGGCACAAAGCACCGCCGTGTCGATCCGCGAAGATGGACCCCAAGTTTCAGAAGTCCCTTCACCCACGCAAACCATCTGCGTTCCCGCACTATCGGCTGGAACGCGGACCTACCGCAGACTACTACGACCTCGCACTCTATGACACATCTCTGTGTCGCTTATTCAAACCACAACCCAACGGAGAGTATGAGGTGTGGTACGCGCACACTGGTTCGGTTACCGACTCTCACTTCCACAACAGAGTAACGCCGTATCAATCTCGCGTGATGACAACGGACGGCGACAAGGCAGTAGTGCCGCTTGCGCTGGCTAGACGTGGGCGTGGGGAGTTCACCGCCAAGTGTGTGTTCACGGCGAGTGGGTTACTTATACGGGAGAAGTCTTGGCACGTGCCGCATGGTCGGCGCTCAATGAGCAAGGAACGTAAAGACGAGCGCAAGGAAACCGTGCGCTTGGTCGAGCCATACGTGACCATGGCGCTGGTAGGTCGGGATAACTTGGATATGTATGCAGAGCACAAGTGCGTAAGCCTCAGCTACACGTATGACGGTGACTGGCTACGACAAGAGCCAACCGAGGAGGTTATCAACGGGGTCATGCGCATGGCGTATGACATCAAAACACAGTGGGAACGTAGGAACCGTAAGTGGGTGAAGAACCTTGACCCGCGCATACCTAATTTTGGTAACTATGAACACGTACCAATGCCAGACAACAAACTACGGGAGGAAATGATCCAGAAACTACACATCATTAACAGCACAGTCAGATATCAGGATAGATGGGACGAGATGCCCATGTTCATGTCCGACGCGGACTATCCGCGTGGCGGACTCTCATTCAAAACACCACGGAGCTAAATGAAATGCAGGACTTCTTATCACTGGCGCAAGCCGAGGCCGCTATCGAGTCGCTTACCGGGGAGGAGACCATCCTCATCCAAGGCGAGCATGGTATCGGCAAGACCCAACTGTTTCGTAATCTTGCCAAGAAGCAAGCGTACGCCAACCACATCTTTATCGAGCCGATTGATTGCTCTCAGTTGAGCGACGGTTCTGTGTTCATGCCCGACATCGACCGGGAGGCGGGTGTATCCCGCGAGCTACCCAACGAGCGGCTTGGTGTCAGTAAGCTCAATCGCCATGGTGTAGCCAACTCCCGACCTGTAATGCTGTGCTTCGATGAGATTGGCAAGACCACACGCTATATGCACAACGTGTTAGCGCCATTGGTCTACGAGGGGCGGGTCGGCGACTACTACTTTCCCAAGGGTAGCCTGACCATGTGCGCTACGAATCTAGCCATCGAGGGCTTGGGTGATGTGATCCAAGAGCACATCATGGACAGGCTGATTACGATCAGCGTACGCAAGTCTACTGCCGAGGAGTACGTGCAGTATGCGCAGGGTGCGGGTGTGCACCCCATGGTGATTGCCTACGTAGCGTCCTACCCACAGGTTATGGAGTCGTTCATGGACTACGAGCCGGGGGGTATCCATCACGGCAAGGACTTGTCCCGTACCAATGGCAGGATCTACAACCCACGCAAGAAGGGCGGCAAGTACGCGACGCCGCGCTCCATTAGCAGGATGGGTACGATCCTCACGGCGCACGAATCCAAGGGTCTGACCGACGAGTTTACTTTGGAGATGGTGCTGGCCGGTGCTGTTGGTAAGTTGGTGGCGGCTGAGTTCATGGCGTTCCGTGCGCTGGGTGAGAGCAACTGTTCGATTGCCCGTGTGCTACACGACCCGCTGACTGCGCCCGTGTCTGACAACAAGATGGCGCAGATCCAGCAAGCTATGAAGCTCCTGTCCGTGATCGACAACCGCACGGATGCGCAGTTGGCGTGTGCGTATGTGCGCCGCATGGCGCGTGAGGTGCAGTGCATGTTCGTCAATGGCGTGACTGGGAGCAACCGCAAGGCTATCTACCTGACGCTGGCTGTGTACCTGCAAATGCAGAACGACACCAAGATGATGCTTTGATGTTCGACAAGGCTTGTCCTTGCAAAAAAGGGGGTGTGATATGAGCTTGCATTCATGGGAGAAACTCCCACTAGATATGCGCATAACTGCGGTCAACATCGACTGCGCTAGGCATCCGAAGTTCGCGGTGATGGCGGGCGTGATCATGCTTGGTCAGAACAAGATCAAGCAGATCAAGACTGCGGCAACCAACGGCAGGGACGTTCACTACGGTGAGGAGTTCTCTAAGGGACTGGACCGCAAGCAACTGCGGTACTTGGCGCTACATGAGAACGGTCACAAGGCGCTGATGCACTGCGTCTTGCCCATGTACAAACAACTATCCAAGAAGTATCCGAGGCTGACCAATCAGGCGCAGGACTACGTGATCAATGGGTGGATCGAGGAACTGGACCCCAACTTTGAGTTCGTGGAGCGCCCGTGTGATGGGCTGTGTATCGACAAGCGGTTCGACGGGATGTCCTTCATAGACATCATGAAGATACTGATCAAAGAGGCAGAGGAACGCGGCGACGACCCAACAGAAGACAAGGATGGCGAGCATGACTTCGACGAACACATCGACGGCGACCAAGAGTTTGCGCCAGAGGAGCAAGAGCAGATCCAGAAGGAGGTTGATAGCGCACTGCGTCAGGGCGAGTTCTTGGCGCGCAAGCTGGCCGGTAAGGGGTCGGGTGGCAGGGACATCTTTGGACTGGCGCAAGACCGGAGCACCAACTGGATCGACCCTATGCGGGAGTTCATCGAGGAGATGACTCGCGGGGATGAGAATGGTCGGTTGATACCGCCCAACAAGCGCATGTTTGCAAGCGGCTACATCTTCCCATCACGCTACGACGAGACGGTCGGGGACTTGGTTATCGCATGCGATACCTCCGGGTCTATGGGTCCGTACTACACGCTGATCTTCGGTGAGGTGGCGCGGATCTGTCAGGACACCAAGCCTAGTAGTGTGCGTGTCCTGTGGTGGGACTCAGCAGTGTGTCACGACCAAGTGTTCAAGCCAGATGACTACGGCAGTATCGCTACGCTACTCAAGCCCAAGGGGGGCGGCGGCACTGATCCGCAGTGCGTGGTGGACTACATGAAAGCTAAGGAGATCAAGCCCAAGGCGATGATCTGGATCACAGACGGTTACATCGGTGGTGAACCGCACAACGAAGTGCCAGCGTTGTGGGGTGTGGTGGGGAACGATCACTTCGTTCCTCGGTTTGGCAAGTTAGTACGTATCCCAACGGAGCTTTGATTATGGACATGAGTATCCCTCGCTACAACCTCGACACCTGTTCAGTACTGGTGGAGTTCAACGCCAGTGTGTGGACAGCACGCAAGCTGGACAAGTCTACGACTGAGGAGGTTGTTACCAACAAGAACGCGGCGGCTAAGGATGCCGCACGTGTGAACAAGAACCTGCTGGCCGGGCGCACGGAACTGGATAAGATCCAGCAGATCGTGAGTGCAGCGCGTACATATCTCAACTACAACACCATGCCTTGGTCCGACAACGGGCAGCGCATGCTTCCGCAGGCTATGTACTTAGAGGTGGACAAGAAGATGACCGAGTTCGGTGATCTGTTCTGGGCCGAGGTCCGTTCGTTCATTGATGTGTATCCGACCCTCATCGTGGCGCAAGCCATGGCTCTCGGTGATATGTTCAAGCGGCAAGACTACCCAACACAGGCCGACATCTCGCAACGCTTTGCCTTCTCTGTGAATTGCCTGCCCGTACCCACGGCGGGTGACTTCCGTATTGACGTAGGCAACTCCGCGATGAACGAAGCCCGTGATATGTGGTTGAAACGGCTAGAGAAACTCACAGCGGAGCGGGTTGAGAAAGCCATGGCAGACGTTCGTGCTCGCCTTGGCGACCACCTCAAGCGTATGTCAGATAGGTTGACGACAGACATCGTGGATGGAGAACCGAAAGCTCGCAGGATCTACGATTCTGTGGTTGACGGCGCGTTAGAATTATGCGATGTTGTCAAAGCTTTGAATGTAGTACAAGATCCGAGCCTAGAAGCTGCGCGGTATTCGCTGGAGTGCGCCCTGATTGGGGTCACGCCGGACGAGTTGCGCAAGAACGAGGCTGTTCGTGAAGACACCAAGAAGGCAGTCGATGCCATCTTGGAACAGTTTAATTTCTAAGGAGTGTTCACCATGCAAGATATAGCAACTGCACTGAAGACCGCAATCAACCAGTGGGAGATCGTTAAAGAGATCAACCCACCAAGGATAGAAAAAGAAACCGTTGTACAGCATGTTCAGTTGAGCGGCGCAGTACCCACGGCAAAGCAACCCATAGCGCACACCATCTTTAATTATGTTCGGGACAACCCGGGCATGACGGCTGCGCAGTACACGGACAAGCTGTCCGAGAAGGGACTGATCCGTGGGTCTGTCAGTTCTTATATCTACCAGATGATCAGCTACAACTTGCTCTACGCTGATGCAGACAAGAAGCTGCACACAAAGCACAAGGAATACAAGACAGTAAAGCAACTGCCCAAGAAGGCGAAGCCGCCCACCCAGCGCAAGGCGAAGCCAGCACCCAAGCCTGTGGCAACGCCCGCTCCCGTGCCAGCAACACGTGGCACAGCACAGCAAGAGGTGGAGAACATCCTGTCCACGCTGAACATCCGCACAGCGCGGCTGCTACTTGAGAATCTTACCGACATCTTTGACAGGTGACATATGCTTGAAGAACATGTGCCAGTAATACGTGACTATCCTGCGTGCTTTGCTTCCGGTGCCGAGTACGGGCGCTGGTTACAGATGGCGCGGCATAGTCCTCCCACCCCGGGACATAGCTACTGTGAAGACTGCACGACTGAGTATCAGACAAAGATGATCACGCAAAATCGGTGCGGGTTCCCAAGTACGTTGTTCATAAACAATGTGGGTATACGTAGCGCAGAAGCTATCCACAAAATAACTGGTCGCCGCCCATATCATAGGAACACCAAATGATTTATGCACACACAGGTGAGAGCCTCAAGACAGCTATTATGGGCGACGACCCAGTGACAAAGCCCAAGCACTACACGTTTGGTTACTTTGAAGTGATTGATGTGTTGCAGGATTGGTTCCCCCAGAACCCATTGCTGTGGCAAGTGGGCAAGTATATTGCCCGAGCCGATCACAAAGGCAAACCGCTGGAGGATCTACGCAAGGCGCGGTTCTATCTTGAGCGCGAGATAGATCGACGCGAAGAACTTTCCAAGAAATCCAAAACATAGCCGACGCTGTGTCTCGGGCGGTGCTCACACGCGGCTTGTATATCTTGTGTGTCCCGTCAGGGGGCGGGGTTGTCGGCTAGGAAGATTGGACCCTGCCCTCACTCCCTCACCGCGAACCGAGGGGGCGCGGAATATACATTCCCCCCTCACTAATTGGAGCAATGATGACAACGCCTGAAGCCAAGGTTAAGAAGAACATACGCGCAATACTTGATGCGGCTGGCGCGTACTACGCCATGCCCATAGGTAGCGGCTACGGAAACGCAGGAGTGCCTGACTTCCTTGTGTGTTGCAACGGAAGGTTCATTGGCATTGAAGCCAAGTCAGGAACAAACAAGGCAACTGCATTACAAGAGAAGAATATCCAAAAAATATTTGACGCAGGTGGTATTGCGCTGGTCATTAACGAACACACCATACCCGATCTTCAGGAGCTAATTAAATGGACGATGAAACTGTAACGTCAGCAGTACGTAACGCCACACACTTGGCAGCGCTTGTTAAGAGTTGCATTACTCCCGAAGAGAATGCGAAGGGGGTGTTTCTTTATAACAAGGACGGGCAGCTAGCCATCCTCACGTTTAACGCAGGTCCAGTAGATGTATTCAACATGGCTGCACATACGGCACACATTGTAGATAAGTCAATCCGTGCAGACATGCCACCAAGGGAGATGTTCAATTGAACATAGTAACAATAGACTTTGAGACGAGATGGGACAGCAAAGAGTACACACTATCCAAACTCACGACAGAAGAGTATATTAGGGACCCCCGTTTCAAGGTGTTCGGCGCTTGCCTACATGAGTATGGATCAGATGAACCCGTTCGTTGGTACAACGGCGACGACTTGCGTGAAGCCCTTGCGCAGTACGACTGGACCAAGACAGCCATCCTTGCGCACAACGCGCAGTTCGATGTCGCCATCCTTGGGTGGAAATACAACTGTCACCCAGCTTTTATCCTTGACACGCTCAGCATGGCAAGAGCCTTACGTGGAGTCGAGCAAGGTAACTCACTCGCAAAGCTAGCGGCTGACTTCCGTCTGCCCCCCAAGGGCAGGGCGGTGCACGACACGAACGGACTGCAAGAGATCACGCCTGAGATCGAGGCCGAGCTAGCGGCGTACTGCGCGCACGATGTGGAGTTGTGCGAAGCTATCTTTGAACGCCTGTCAGTTAACTACCCTGCTAAAGAGTTGCGTCTGATCGACATGACTCTGCGCATGTACACCCGCCCCATGTTGTTGCTTGATGGCGGCATGTTGATCAACGCAATCAGTCAAGAGTCCAGCTATCGGACTGAACTATTGGAGAGACTCAATGTTAAAGAGGAAGACCTCGCGTCGAACCAGAAGTTTGCGAGTTTACTTGAGAGTGTCGGGGTCGATCCTCCCTACAAGCTTAGTAAGACAACTGGCAAGCAGACGCTTGCGCTCGCTAAGACGGACGCCATCTTTCAATCAATACTTAACGGAGAGAATGAACCGGCTGCTCTACTCTGTGAGGCTCGTCTTAAAGTAAAGTCAACGAGCGAACGCACCCGAGCGCAACGGTTCTCGGACATCAGTAGACGTGGCGCTCTGCCTGTGCCGCTCAGCTATTACGGTGCGGCAACGGGACGGTGGACTGCAAGCAAGGGGTCCGCTATCAACATGCAGAACCTCAAGCGCGGGTCGTTCCTGCGCCGTGCAATCATGGCACCGGAGGGGTATCAGTTAGTAGTCGGTGACCTATCTCAGATCGAGCCGCGTGTGTTGGCGTGGCTGGCTGACTACCAAGATATGCTGGACATCTTCCGCTCTGGCGCTGATCCATACGCACAGTTCGGATCAAAGATGTTTCGTATCCCGGGCATGACCAAGGAGTCGCACCCTGACCTGCGCCAGTCTGCCAAGTCTGCGCTACTGGGGTGTGGGTACGGGCTAGGCTGGCAGTCGTTTGCTTCTCAGCTAATGGTTGGGTTCCTCGGCGCGCCGCCTGTACGGTACGACAAGAAGTTTGCCAAGTCCTTGGGTGTGGACGCTACGTACATTCATAGGTTCCTGCTATGGAGAGACAACACAGAGAAGCTAGCCAAGATCCCACGAATCTGTAGCGACGACGAGATACTAACGCATGCCGTAGCAAGCAAGATGATCATCGACACTTACCGCTCCACTGCATGGCCGGTCAAAGCGTTCTGGGATATGTGTACAGAACTACTGGGGGATTCGTTGTACGGCGGTTCGCCGTACACACACAAGTGTCTGACGTTTGAGAAGGAAGCAATCTTACTTCCCAACCGGATGTATATACGCTACAATGACTTCAAACAAGTAGCGGATGATGAGGAAGGTCGCTTGCAATGGGTCTATGGCCCGGACGAGACCAAGCTCTACGCAGGGAAGATTACGAACAACGTCACGCAAGCATTGGCTCGCATCGTGATGACTGACGGCATGCTGCGCGTAGCTAAACGCTACCCAGTTGTCGGCACCGTGCACGATGAGTTGATCTGCGTGGTGCCTGACTCTGAGGTTGATGAAGCCAAGGCGTGGGTCTTGGAACAGATGACTATAGAGCCGAGCTATATGCCGGGGATACCTCTGGCCGCTGACGTTGGCGCGCACCGTCGATATGGGGATGCAAAGAAGTGATACCGCCAAACGTCCTGATAGGAAACAAACTGTACACAGTGCACGTGCTCGACCATCTAAAGCATGATCACCTTGGGTATATCGACTATGACAAACAAACAATCGAGGTGTCACGCTACAGGTTTGACAACACAGAAGTAAGTCCCAAAGAACTAGAGCATGCGTTCTGGCATGAGGTAACCCACGGGATACTCAAAGATATGCACCACAAACTAGAGAGCAACGAGAAGTTCGTTGATGCCTTCGGCTTACGTCTGGCGCAGATCCAGCGCTGGTTGCGGGGTGAGAGATGAAGCCGGTAACGTGGAGCCACTCAAGTCTCAAGGACTACGAGGGTTGTGCTCGCCGGTATCACGAAATCAAGGTGCTCAAGAACTACCCGTTCCAAGAGACAGAAGCTACACGGTACGGCACCGAGTTGCACAAGGCTGCTGAGCTATACGTATCCAAGGGAACGGAACTACCTCCCCAGTTCAACTTTGTTCAACCAACACTCGACGCACTGCTGACCAAGACTGGACGCAAGCTGCCCGAGTATGAGATGGCGCTGACTGTTGAGTTAAACCCGTGCCGCTGGTCTGCTGACAACATGTGGGTGCGTGGCATTGCTGACCTGCTAATCATTGACGATGACAACTTGACGGCGTGGGTTGTTGACTACAAGACAGGTAACAACAAGTACCCTGACTTAGATCAGCTAAAGCTGATGTCGTTGCTTGTGTTCGCGCACTTCCCACACATACGCAAGGTCAACTCGGCTCTGTTGTTTGTTGTCAAGAACGACATGAAGACTTTAGTCATGCGCCGGGACGACATCGAGCCAGAGTGGTGGGAGTACAGGCTGCGCGTCGCCAAGCTTGAGGCGTCATTTGCCAATGATGTTTGGAATCCAACGCGCACTCCGCTCTGCGGTTGGTGCGCGGTTAAGTCGTGCGAGTTCAACCCTAAACACTAAGGAGTATGTATGAAGAACAAAATGTCTGAAGCTTGGCGTGAGTGGTGGTCAATTACTCACGGCAAAAACTCCCCGGCGGGTAGTTACAACCCTACAGAGGCGCATATGTACGAGGCATGGGTTGCAGCGTGGGATGCGGCAGACAAACAATCTCAAGCTGAGATTATCCACCTTAAAGAACAACTGATGCGCGCTAACACAAACGATGGCGCATACAAAGCCGCGTTTCTGGCGGGTCAGATGACCGCACGTGGAGGAAGTTGGAAATGAAGCCGGAAACACGGGAAAAGGTGGCTAAGTGGATGGTCGAACGCGGGTACGCCACGGGGCATGGCGACACCATTGAAGACCTGCTGACAGAAATAGATTGGCAAGCTGCGGAGCGGGAACGGGAGGCGTGTCGCTTGATAGTGCTAGACAACAGCGATTCCGAAGGGATTTGCTGTACCGATGATGTGCTTGAAGCCTTCCGACAAAGGGGAGAGGCCAAACTTAAGGGAAAGAACACGTGATTGATATTGAACAGTTTCTTATGTCTTTGGGTAGACATAAAGACTTAGACGGAAAATTAAAACCTATTTACCTTGCTGACACCATTAAAGAAGAAATTGAAATCATTCAAGGAGCAATCAAGCACTCACAGCGGTGGGTCGGGCTGACGGATGATGAAATCAAAGAAATTATAGGGCCGTGGGGGGATACGCCAATCAAAGGCTACACCCGCAAACTGTTTGACCAGATTGAAGCCAA